GGCTGTGTCTGCTACTAATGATCCTGATGCTATAAAATGAGCACCAGTAGTATTCGAAGCAATTCTGGCTGTGTCTGCTACTAATGAATTTATTGCATTTAAGTGCGAAACAAAGATATTGCCCGTAACACCAACACCACCATCAACTCGCAATGCTCCAGTTGTATTACTTGTTGTTTGTATTCCACTTGAAACTAAAACATTTCCACTGACCGATAAATTTTTGGAAACTAAAGCATCATCGATAACAACTAAATTTGCTGTTTTGACAGTCTTAGAAACATCTAGAGAATTCAAAATGGTTACATTTGAATTCGCAGTAATGTTATTAGTTCTTATAGTCTGTGTTACTTGGAGATTATTATTAATTGTAGCATTATTGGCTACAAATAGTCCTGTTCCCTTACCATAGAAAAGTGCATTTGCGCCTACAGTCAAGTTACCTGTTTCAGATACGCTCGCTCCGAGAACTAAATTTTTTCCAATCGTTACATCTGTTGAAAAAAGTGCAGCATTAGCAACTGAAAATGCTGTTCCTTCTGCGGTTATAGAAAGAGCGCCATTGGATGTTATAAACAAAGTGCCATTTGTTTTATTAAAATTTCCAACTTCAATATTATTGATAGCGTTTGCCGATTGATTGGTCTGAATTCTCCATTCATCAATCGTATTTACTCTTGTAATATTTGTTATAGGCATTATCGTTTACTCTGTGTCAGTAAGGTATGCAATAAATCTTTTAAATCTTTAATATCAGAAGAGATATTTTCAATTTTATTTTTCAATTTATTTATCTCTTCATCTTTTCTTTGGGCTCTTTCTAATATTTTTTTTCTTGCTTCATTTTCAATAAGCGCATTTTTAGAAGTCATTAACAATGCTCCCGTGTTCGTGTCTTTGACAAAATTTGTTCCTTCTACTTGTACTTTCATTTTAACCTGCAGGTAAAGCAATAATTCTCAAGTCTTTAACTTTAGGAACTATTGTGGGATCGCTAGAAGTCAAAACTATTTTTATCGCAAACGTTTTGAATGTATCATAGGTCACACCATCCGATGAAGTATATGTGATAATATCTTCTAGTTCGGAAGGTCTATATTCATAGTCAACATAATCCTCATTCGTTTTTGATGCAACTATATTCGGATTTACACAAACCATTTTTTGATATGGTCTCTCTTTAAATGGCGTCGAATCGAATTGATTCAATACTTTGTAATAAACACTAATTTCTGTTAAACCAGGTTTATTGCCCGACAGGAAAACTCTCAGATCGCCAGCATCGAAACCATCAGCTAATTTAATTGGTTTAGTGATGTAGCGAGCATCGGCAGGACCTCCCGATTCATCATATTCACTGTTCAAGACGATAACAGCATTTGCTTTTACATTAGCATCGGTGGCAGTATTCGGATAACTTATTGTAAAATCATCCAAATAATTAGAACCGCCTGAAGAAACATATATTGCTATAACATTACCGTTCGCATCAACAGACAAATTCGCAGTTGCTCCTGAACCCGATGAGCTTGTAATAATTACGGTATTTGAATTCGTATATCCAGAGCCTCCTGAAACAATAGTAAAATCTTCACTGCTGATAGGTGCATTATCTATGAAATTTTCCCAAAGATTGACATATATTCCTTCCATGGAAACTAATGGAGATATGTGGTCGGACGAAGTTGACATTTCAACTTTCAGTTTAATATCACCTATATTTGAAATTTCTCTTCTTCTAAATCCGATAGAATATTTTAAATCGTCACCAAAAGAGTATAGCTGATAAGGACTCAACTCAGTATAGGTTGTTTCCAATGAACCATTTTTTGGTTTAGAAACAAAAGAATAGTTCGCCACCGCAACATCGTTAATCAGAGGTTTGATTTCTTGAACGCCGAATTTTATTCTATCAACATTAAACGTTGAAGATGGAAGCGTATTGTCAAAAATATAAATCGCACTGTTATTAGTATCAAAAGAACATCTATTAATCGAAAACATTAAATCTTCATTTAAAAATGGAACGTACTCCATAGTATTTTGTGATTTATACAGTGTTCCTATGTAACTGTTTGTACCCATAAATTCATTATTTTTAGTTGTAGAACCTTTGAGTGCCGACCAAAGAATATACTGTGGCGAATCAGTCAGTACAACTAAAGCATAAAGTCCTGGCTTCAAGAAAACAGGAGTATCAAACTTAAAGTTTGTTGATGTTGTCGAATCTGTAACCGAAGGTGTTTCACTTATTTTAACTTGATTAGGATAAAGTGTAACAACAGATTCTGGATACCAGAAATCTGAACTTGGTGTTCCATTGACTGTTGGACGTATTTGTATTCTAACAGGAATATTTCCGAAATCTTTTCCTTTGAAGAATAGATCGACATTATCTAAAAATAATCCATTAGGATAAACTTGAGGATCAACAAAGAACGTCTGTGCGAGAGGATCAGTTAGCCAAGATGAAACAACTCTATTTGATGAAGAACTTGAAACTGAAATAACTCTATCTGATGTAAGTTGACCAATAATTTTATAATCAACATCGACATTGAAAACAGTATCAACTAAGGTTGTTTTGTTGGTTACTATTCCTGATGCAGTATATACCTTATCTGCAAACGAAATAGAATCTGCATCATAGGTATTATTGAATGATTCCGTTATTCTAAATGTTCTTTGTCCAGATCTAAATGTTGCTGGTGGAATACAGAATGTTCCAGAAATTTGACCAAGTTTATTAGATTTAGCATCACCTCTAATATTATAAAGGACTTTTCCTGTATATGTTGAAGATGTTGATAGTGTTGCAACTTTAGTGGTTCCATCATAATCACTTATAGTGAACCAGTTATCAAAATAACCATTATACTGTCCACCACTCTGAGTCATGATATTTACTTCCATATTATTATAAACATCATTAGTAGATGAAGCATCATTCGATATCATGAATGGATCAGCATTTGCCAAATATAATTGATTACCAGCGATATAACCAAAACCACTAAAGTGTTGATTAACTGTCGATACAGTATATGATTTTCCACTGTCAACACCATATAAAACTTTACCACTTAAATTGTGACTTGTATTGATTGTCACATTCGCGCTTCCAACTTCATTCGCGCCAACAATAGCACCAGGAATCAGATTAGGATTAGTTTTTAAGGTATTTAAATATGTGCCAACTTGTGTGAAATTATTAGCGACTATTACCCTCTCACCAGGAATCAACTGTGAACTTGTGTTCAATGTGATTCTATTAGCATATATAACATGCTTTTCAACAGAAACATCATCGAAATAATAATAGAATTTAGTTTGTGGTCTTAAATTCTCACTATAAAATGTTATCGTATCTCCTGCTTTCATATAAGGCTGAATCGCCAAATCTGTGACAAAAGAACCCAAATCAACTTCAGAAGAAGATACTCCAATCTGTCTCTGACTTAATTGTGCTCCAGCAGCAATAAAGTTCGTCGCAGTATCAGTTCTCGTTTCTATAACACCCCATGCTCTACCACCTAAATGTTGTGTGCTATTCACAAACGTTGTGTCTACTTTTGTTTGATACCACTTAGAATCCGCGATTTGTGCAAAAGGACTATTTTTATCTAAATTCCACTGAGGAACATTATCTGCAATATATTTGAACGCATCATTAATGAAAAGTAATGCATTATCTAAACCTTGAACAGAATTCATGGTTACTTTGGCTGTTCGTCCTGTTTCAACTTCACCTCTAAATTCTGGGAATAGTTTCAAATTGCCTTTAAAGTTCGCAAAAAGTGCATCTGCAATAGGAATAGATTTGGTACTATAAGGCTGAACTATAAAATTCTTAGATGAATAGTTTAGTGTCATTACCTTCTTTGTGCCAACGCCACTAAATTTTGTGTTGCCAGAGGATTGAACTGTATTAGCTGAAAGGCCTATTGTTCTCATAAGAGAAGCAGGCTTCAGTTCTCCGCTATCAACAAGATTTCTGTTGTCGAATCCAACATCTTGTCTTGTTGCTTGTGCATCTTTCGTTGAAAAGTTATCAACCAATATACCATATTTCGATCTCTCAAGACCATTAGCATCCAATATTTTCAACGATACAGTGTCTTTTTCTAGGGAGTTTAGCGCAACATAATATTCTAGTTGTCTAATTCTATTTTCAATACTGTCAATATCTCTCATCGTATATCTACGATGATTTTTGAAATCTGCTCTTATGTCCTTCACACTCTCCGTATATGCCGGTATATACAGAGTATAAATTAACATGTCTTGCTCATCTATAGAAGATGGAACTGGTCTAATGCCTGGCTTTCCAGAAACTATTGAAAACTCTCTAGATGGTTTTATCACTATTTGATCGATTCTTGGTAAATAGTAATCAAAATTGACATTCAGTGTATCTAAAGGATGTGGATTTATTGCACCAGAAATCGATGTTCCACCTATATCTCTTGTTGGTCTAAAATCAAAAGCCGATCTTAGTGAAACCAGTCTACTTTCTTCGAGATTGCTATAATATGAAATTTCATCATAAGTGAAATTCGAACCAGCCTTCAGATAAGAATCAACAGTGAAGATACCATCATTTTGTGGAGAAGGAGCTGAAGAGTGCTTCAAGTAATTGTATTGTACATACAATCTTCCTTTTGGAGCTGGATATCCTCTTTTCAACTTTATCGTAGCATGATCATAATGTGTATTTCTTTGACCATTATCGAATTCATAACTATCTGTAATATCATATGCATCACTACTCAACATTGCTGTTGTGACATTAACAGACTGATTTTGTGAATCCGTGATTCTTACAATTTCAACTACATCAGGCACTTGTAAACTTACAACTTTGCCTGGTGTTCGTAGTTCCGTCAATATTGTAGATCCTGTATAGTTCGTTGCTCCGATATCTTGAAAAATCATTCCACCTGTAAATGGTGTGTTAGTTGTGGTGTTTGCATCTTCTAATGTATCAGCGCCACCCATTTCAAAAGCAACTTTCGAGTGAAGATCATAACCTGTAATTAGTGGTATGAGTTGTTTTCCACGAATCGTTCCAGAATTAGTATTATTGGCATTATTAACTTTACTCTTTATCAAAAGATCGACAGTGACACTAGGAACAGTCAAATTTATAGTAAATTGCTGTGTGCTAATAGCTGTTACAGTAAAATTATTATTAGCTAAACTCAAGACCCGACCAGGATAAATTCCATATTGAACATTAGCAGTCTCAGAAGAATCTACAATACAAATAATATTATCAATAATTAAACTATCCGAGATAACACCAGGAACACCAGAGAATGGGAAAGTATCTGTTCCTTCAGAATTAATTGTGATTAATCCGCCAGCATCACTAGTTTTTCCGCCATAATATTTTACTGCATAATATTCTAGATTCGAAATTGTGCCAGCTTTTATCGCATCATATGGAATATCGAAAATTTTACTGTTTCTTTTCGGTTCTTCTATAAACGTAAATCCCGTCGTCGATTCTATCGAATCAGTGTGTACATTTGCACCAAAGGTTAAAGCTGTTCCATTGTATCTTGTTAAACCTTTAGCATTTTTAAAATCTGATTGTATTCTTATGGCATTTGCAGAAGGAACAAAACTTAATGATGATGACAAATTAATCGTTGTAGAATTCGAACTAGTTATTAAAATTGGGGATAGAATTGTACCTAAACCATCCGTTATCGAAAAGTACATATTTGCATAAGCATTAGTCACATTTGGCGAAAGATCGGTTGGAAGAAATATTCTAGTTGATGTGTGACTACCAGGAGAAAGAGTACCTGTAATAGGTGTTGTATTCGCATTAAACACATTAACAATAAACGAATGAGTGTTTCCTAATGTCGTTGTATCGGAATCATTATATCTCATCATCGAAGCATTCAAAGTTCCTATTTTTGTGGAATTATACTTCGCTGTTGTTGTTAAGTCAACGTTCGCTCTAGGAACGCAGTGTACATCCAATTCGGGATAAGTTGATATGTCTAAGCTACCAAAAATATTTTCTAAAACAATAGAATTTTCGTAATTGGGAATAAATTCATATCCAATCGCCTTACCTACATCTCTGGAACGATTCAATTCTATTTTTGTTGGTGATATGGTTTGAAATTCATAACCACCAACATATGCTTTACCTGGATCCAGTACAACATCAAATTTACCATTAGCTTCATCACCTTCTTCAAGCGAAATCACAAATGGATCAACAGTGTAATTTCCAGATTCATCATATGTTCTTCTGGATAAAGTCTTTTCTATTTCACTGTAAATCGGATAATCAATCTCTTTAGTTTTGATATCATCAACTATTCTGATAACTTCAAAAAACGAAGATGTATCAGATGAATCGATTGTTCTTTTTGTTAATGTAGTTGTTATTTGAAAACGATTAGCGCCAGGAGCTTGATAGTTGAATGCTCCTTGAGCAGGATCTAGTAAAGAATTATCATCAATTTCATCAACAATCTTTTCTTCAAACTCTATACCAATTTTATAAGAAGGTGATAAATTGATAGTGGAACTTGTTCCTGTTCGATAGAATAATTCTATAACTAAAAATTGTGGATTAACTTTAACAAATTGTCCTTTAAAATAATAGACACCTTCCTGAATACTCGCAACAAAAGAACCTCCCGTTGCATTTGTATTTCTCAATGTAGCAAAAACATCTTGTCCATATACTCTTATATCTTCAGCTTCAGAAAATCTATCGCCGCTTAAATATTTTATAACAAGTGTGGGAGATCCTGTTGTATCATCTATAGCTATAACTTGAGCGCGAACTAATTTTGAATTATTATATGACTCGATTGTTTTGTCTCTAAATTGCGTCAAGTCAATATCAACACCCGAATATTGATTTTGTAAGATAATATAGTTAGCTTTTCTATCTAACGATATTTTTCCTCCTACGATAGGACTACCACTTTTAAATATGTGATTACCAAATTTTTCTATTTGATTCGATAAAATTGTTTGTAGCTGTGTCAGTTCTCTCGCTTGGACTGAATACCCAGGACGAAATAGAACACGCATGAAATTTTTATCTTCATCAAAATCGTCGTAGTATGGATCGTAGTTGAAAAGAGTTGTCATTTATTCCTCGTTAAAAACTCAATATGAAACGGATTCTTTCCGTTTGAGAGGGATCTCTACTTATAGGTAGTTTATTAGCTATGTATAATATTTTTCCAGAGTATAAATCCAAAGTTGGTAATGTCGATGATCCAGCAACTCTGATGGCACCACTCGTCAATCCTTTTATTGCCTTATTTAATTCCAAATTTCCTCTCAAGTTGTTGACATATAACAAATTGTTATCAACATCGAATGATATAACTTCTGCGGAAAAAGTTCTAGTTTCATACGTTGTTCCTTGATATACAATTTCATCCACATTAAAATCGCCAACACCTGTCGAAACTTTAATTTTAGTGTAAAGAGTATATGAAGGACCTTTAGCTGATGTTTCTGTTCCCGACAAATAAGGATTATGTACTAATACAACTTGTCGAAAATCATTATTTGTTGGTAGAATATTAGATTCGCTTTCCTCATACTCAACATTAAACATCAATGTTGATGCCCCTAGTTCATAAACTGGATCGTAACCATGTCCATCATGTGGAGCGATAGACACAACAGCTTCGGCTGATCTTCCGACACCTCCTGTAACATCCTGAAATGTTAGATTCGCATATGTATAGCCGATGCCTCTATCTTGTATAACGATATCTTGCACTTTACCACTCTCAACATTAGCCTTCAAAATAGCGCCAGTTCCATCTCCTGTTAATATCACGATATTCTGAGTTGTTCCATTAACATAATTGTTTCCAGAATTCGTTACTGTGACAACATCTATGGAACCTGGTCGTGCGGCTGCTCTCACAAATTTATTTACTGTAACAGGCATCCATTCAGTCGTAAGAAATTTTTGTTTTTGAGAAGAAGTTAGTGTATAGAGATACTTCCATTTATAACCATCGGATGTGAGAACATAAGGTTCTTCTAGAGATGTTGTAGAAAGTGTGAGATCAGGTTCATCTAGAGATGGTGCATCAAAATTATTAAACAGACATTTGAAAACTTGATCTTTGGAATTTAATACATAAAAATTAGAATTTGATGTATATGTATTGTATATACTATTATTACTCCAATTTATTCTTTGCACAACAAGAGATGTATCTTCTAGTGAAACTTGTTTAGCAAAAATGCCCATTTTATAATAATTGTTTATGGAAGTTATATCTTCTGTGGGTGTGGGCGGAGACTCAACACCAGAATTCCATGGAAGCTGTCTTCCTAAAAATGCATAAACATAAGATTTTCTTTCTGTAGGAAGATAAGAATTCGCTCCAATCTCCATCAGATTATAAACTTGCTTCGCCAGAAGCGTTTTAAAATTTTTCGTTATAAGAGTAGACATATTTGTATTTATCTGACTTTTTGTATGGTAGCACTCAAATTGCTTCCATTAGATTTAAATGTTGTTCCTGTTACAATCACATTAGCATTTAGAGAAGATACTATAGCAAATTCATCATATGAAATGTTTACTGTTGCAGCACTCGAAGATACATTTATGCTAGAAAGTAAAAATGCGCTATTAGAGTTGGAAACACTCTTTATTTCTGCGACATCTCCAGTCGATAAAGTAATGACATCGCCGTCTTGAAAATCATTAATGAAATTCATAGTGATTGAATTTGTTGAAAGGAGATTTGATCCTGATGCAACATAAACTGAACCATTTAGTGATTTTTTGACGTTGTTTAAAATAATAACATCACCAACATTTATAGATGACATTAAATTTGCACTATTGTTTGTGGAAATTATATTATTAGAGCCGAAAGCTATATTGAACTGATGTTCCGACGATAGAGTTTTTATAAAAAACGTATTACTATTAGAAAAAACATTTTCTAAATTATCATCACTTCTAAGAGTGAATGTTTTAGTTCCAATAGGATGAACTATATCATTAAGAGTATTTTTGAATTTCTTGTAATCAACTTCGGTTGTTATGACATAAGAGTAATTGTGATATCTTTTCTCATCTTGAAGTTTTTTATCAGCACTAACTTGACCGTCAGAATTTAAATATATTCCAGGATAACGTATTAAACCATTTTCGAATTTAGATGTGGCTTTAGCATTTCCATTACCATAAAATAAGGAATTTTGTACAGTGCCAACAATAGCATTCGTTGTTAAAACATTATCGGAAACCAATAATTTCGATGTGTCTAAAGAACCTTTATAATCAAAAATTCTGAGTTTTCCTGTAGCAGAATTATATGAATCTACTGTCGCCTTAAACGTGAATGATGAGTTTGAAGTTCCCTGATAAACTTCAGTATTAGATACAAAAATCTGTCCTTTTGTTACACCCATTAATGATAAATCAGCATTTCTAAGTGACACTTTTGGTGCTTCCACATAATCATAACCGTAACTGACAACTCGAATCGTCGATATCGCTCCAATTCTAGATGTCGTTAGTCCATAAGAAACACCATCACCTACGATCTCCGATACTCGTAAAGACGCACCTGTACCCGACGCACTTTGAACTGTAATATTAGGAAGAGCATCTCTCCTATAACCCTCACCTCCTATTATGTAAGCGCCTGAAGAATGATTATTAACTGTAACTTTCGTTATGGAACCTAAATTATTAACTGTGACAAAAGCATTAGCACCATAACCAGAACCTCCAGTGAATATTAAGATGTCGCCATTAGAATAGTTTAGTCCAGATTCGACTATGTTAATTCTTCCAATCGATCCTAAATTATATACATCATTTCTATTAATTTTAAAAACAGAAACATTCGTTATATCGTTTTCGAAATAATCTTCGAAAAAAAGATCATTCTCTGTAAGAGATATGATCTTTTTAACTTCCTCATATTTGTTTCTTACAAAAAGACGAACATAATCGCCTTCTTCTAAAAAATCTTTTAAATTTTGAGAATTGTCTGAAACTAAATTGGTACCTTTAACAACTGTGCATGAAGTGATGATTAATGCATCTTCCAAATTTTCATTATAGAAACTATATGTTTTCACGGTGGGTCTGCTTCTATATCCACCTCCAGAGCCTGTTACAGCAACGGCAGCCAAGCTATGAACATTAAAGGTTGAAGATGTTGAAACGGTGTTTAATGTATTACCTCTAATTCTTGAAATTGTTCTTCCTGCTTTTTTTAATGCCAGAGAAGATTCTGTTGTGGTGAAATCGATTGTAACATTTAAAGAAGTATCTGATGATATTATACTAACTTCGCGTAAATGACTGCCAACATAAATTGCATCACCGACTGTCAATTGTGTTAAAAAAGATGTTCCTGTTCCTGTAACAGAATTACTTGATGGTACTATACTTCCCGTTCCCGACAAATTCGTATTGGATCCTAAACCATCTAATGTTGAAATTGACATATTCAAAACATTCATAACTCTAGCAGACGATTCATCAATTAATAAAATTGAAGCTTGCGCTTCAGTTCCCAAAGAAGAATTTTCAAATCCTCCTTTGAAATCTATTAAAGATGAGCCAGGAAAAACTATTTCGTTTCTAAAGCCGAATCCTCCATTAATAACTGTAGCTTCAGTTATTCCACCTTTAGTGGTTTCACCAACATAAGCGATTGCGCCGACAGGATTATTAGCACTAGGGTTCAAACCACCAACGATACTTACCGGATCACCATCATAACTAATTTCTGGATCATATCCATTATAAAAGAGACCTCTATTATCAGGACTTATTTTAATCTCGGAAAGCGATCCTATCAATCTTCCGGTTACTGTTACAGGAAGATTGGTATTATTATCAATATACGTTGCGGATACAGTTTCGCCAGTTTCGAAAAGTCTTTCTATGTTCGATATATAAACTTCAATATAAGATATTCCCAACTGTCGATCAACTGATTTTATAACTTTCTCAACAATAGCCGTAGCTTTAGATTTTTCGCCAGTTAGTAAAGTTTTACCTATATTGAATATATTATTATCATTCGTATCAATTCTTAAAGCTAAGGGAAGAACCCATTTTCCATCGGAAGTTTTTAAAATACTATCTTTTGGATAATAAATTTCTATATCATCATTATACAACGCTCTGAATAAAAATTTTACAGAATCGATTGTTCCACTGGATTTATAAAAAGATTCTACTACTTTTAAAAAAAGCTCTTTATTGACAGAAAAATCTTTTGGGAAGTATGGTAAAAGATCGTTTTTAAATTTATCGATGTAAAAAGAATCCGCATCATCAATATCGATAGATCTTTTTAATGAATCTATACCATAATTAACTTTATTAGTCTGTTCAAGCCATTCATAATATTTTTCCAGAAATGAAACGAATTTTGGATAATCGTTTCTTACGAAATCTGGTAATTGACTTTTTATCAGATTGGATGTTTGAAATTTATTCATCAAATTGTGACAGTTTTTACAACAACGCTAGAAGGATCTTGTGAATCTATAACTAACATATGATTCAATTTCGATTGAATTACATTAATTTTCGGTCTTATGTGCACCATAATATCTCCGAAATCATTATTAACAGACGATGGATAAAAATTATCGATATAAATTTTACCTAAGAAATAATCTATTTTACCCGTTACACCGTTATTTCTTCCCTTATTCAAAATCACTTTTGTATTTTGATTACTCACTTCATCCGTCTTATAATATGATATCCTGATTTGTCCAAATCTTCCTTCTAAAATAGGAAGAGCTTCTGCTAATTTGCCGCCTCCACCAACAATTTGTATTGCGGCAGTCGTATATCCAACACCAGGATTTGTAACATCTATTCTTGATAATTTACCATTCACTATAACAGCAGTGGCCTTGGCGCCCTCACCATCACCAACTATATTTATAGAAGGTGTTGATGTATATCCATATCCTGGATTTATTATTGTAACAGATTCTAAACCAGTGAAAGATGATGGCACTTCTTCAAAAAAACATTGTCTCAATATGCCCTCTTCATCAGCAATACTGAAGTCTGGAGAAGAGTAGAAATTATCATTCGTTGTTCCTCTGGACAACTCAAAACCATAATCTAGAACATAGCTATCAGATTGTCCCAAAATTGGTCTGAATTTTTTACCAACAAAGAGTTCACTTTCATTTGATAATATCGAAGAACTGAATGAATCTATCGTTGTTTTTAATCCTGAATATCTAAAGTATGAATTGAATTTATTTAAGTTGTTGTTACAATAAGTCAAAATTAAACTCTTTAAAGAGTTTTTCAGTTCTTGTTCAGTCTGCGTGGTTTTTGTTGGATCATAGAAAACAGTTGAAATTATTTTTAAATAATTATAGTCAACATCGATAATTTCTGGTGTGACAGTCAGTATGCTAATAGGATTTAATACTTTTTCTTTCACGAAATCTTTTTCTGTTTGAGTTATTTCGAAACCTAATTTTGGCTTCGCTGAAACGAAAATCTTTCCATAAACTGGCGGATCATTCTCTTCACCACCCCAAACGTTTACGGCCTCGAAAAAAGGATATTTTTGTTGTATTAATTTAATATAATCATTTTTAGTAACAGCACGATTTTGGGACAATAAGCTTAATGGTGCGCCAAATTTTATCTGTTCGACCGTTTCTCTCTGTGAACCGCCTGAAGCTCCACTTATAGAGTTGACAGAAATTGTTGTAAATCCATTTATGGAAGCCGTAGATACAAAATTATTTGATCCATTTACAGCATCTCCATTCGTTATCAAGTATTCCATATTCACAACGCCACCATCAGGAATTTTTTTACCTAAAACACCATCTCCAAAATATACATCAAATTGACCATTTTTACCTTCTTGTAAAAAATAAACTTCTGAATTGGCTGTTAAAGATAATGCATCATTTACTTTTTGATAAATGGTAGTTTGAACATTAGCAACCGATTGCCTTACACTGACAATTATCTTCGATGTATCAACTTTAGAACTGGGTATCGTAAATAATTGTTTTGGATTATTCAAGTAACTATTCGTGTATGAGAAGTTTACTAATTGACCCTCATAAATTTTAACGTTATTGAATACAAAAGTTGTTCCTGTTTTATTTGCGGTATACGCTTCCATTGTAACAAAGCGATATGAAATACCGTCCAAAGCTGAAGATAAGAAAACATAACCTTTTGGAATAGTTAATGTGCCAGGAGTAACATCATTTGTTTGAACAGTTACTCTAATCGTGGCCACTGCCGCCGATGAAGACCGAGGAACATAGCCAACTCTTTTAGCATGTGAAACAACAGAATCTCTCAGAATCGCGGTATCCAAAAAAGATTCATTCGCTATCATATTTAAATAATACGCATTATAATGAGTGTTGTATGCCAAGACATCAAGAAGAATATTTAAACCTGATCCCTCAAAGTCGTAATCTTGGAATTCAGATTGTTGTTTAAGAAAATTTTTTAAGTTAGTTTTGATAGTATCAAAATCTAAATCTGTGACAATTAAACGATCAGTCATTTTATCTTTCTCTGTTTAGAAAAAATTGTATAACTACGGGCTCTGATGTGTTATTAATTAAAAATGTCATACCCACACTATATCGATTATTATCGAAATCAGGAGAAACGGAAATTTCTCTAACCTCAATTCTAGGTTCATAATTAGTCAAAACTTGTTCAATTTCTCTCTGCAGTAATCTAGCTGATATTGTGTCCATTGGTTCGAATAGCATTCGAGATACATTTGAACCAATTTCGGGTCTAAAGAGTCTTTCATAATGATTCGTCAAAATTAAATTTTTAACAGAATTAATGACCGCTAAGTCATCAACGTGTTTATTCACATCCTTTTTTATAGGATGTGCTGTGAAAGACAAATCTAAGTCTTTATATTTTCTTGTTGTTTGTGCGACTATTGTTGGCATGTCTTATTTATTAGTTATTTGCCGAAAGTTTATTTTTATAAGAATCAGTACCGATATAATTTTTAATCAAATATTCTTGTGTGGCTCCAACGTCCTCCAATTTTGTGACACTTGCATAATCTTTCATTAACGATAATCCTTGTCTATAAAAATTCCAATCATGCTCTCGTCTAGATGCTATCAGTGTATTCGCGGATAAAACAGTTGAGTATATTGTATTAGCTAAAGAATATGACATATTCGAATATACACTTTCTCCGACAATTCTTAATGTATTATTGGTAGAATTTCTACTCGACACAATCAGTAAATTAGTATTTGAAATATCACTTTCTATGAATAAACTGGTCATGGACCCTAATACGGAAGTGGCATCTTGTCTATTATCCGTGGCATTTAAAAGCATAACCAAATCTCTTCCTAAAGATATGATTTTTTCATAATCAGGATATTCTATTACAACCTGTGAGTTTTCGATGATGTTATCGTATGCTGGTGTTACTCCAGATATGTTATCTGTATGAGATTTAAAATCGTCGATTTGTATTATCAAATTCGCGGCAGTTGACATAATATTCAATGACTGAGAATTAGCTCCATTGTCATCAAAAACTTCTATGGTAGTGAAAACATTATATAAATTATAAACATTAGCTCTTAATGAATTGGAAACATTAATAACTGGATTCTTATAATAATTAGTGGATGATGCAACATTAGAGTTTGCCAAATCTGATATTTGCCAATCCGTCAAAACTATTGGTTGTGTATTTAAAAACTCTTTGGTTCCGTCACTTAAATTAATGGCATCACCAAATTTAGCCGTGTCGAAATTGAAGTTTAGTCTTCCGTATAAAACGTTTGCATTTGCCATTATAAAAATTCCTAAATCATCTTTTTAAGTGGAGTAGATGTTGGTCCTCTAAATGCCATATGATTATGAACATTGTGTTGCATTCTCATAGTCATCATAGAACCCGTTGCATCATTAACAACTGTACCCGAAATTATTGGTGCTTTTACCGCAACACCAGCAGTAACAGTTAAAGGAACAGCGATGACGGAACCCACAGCTAGTCCTCCTGCTTCAGAAACAAAACCTAATGGACCAGCAGTCACTTGTGTACCACCGTTGACTTTCGTTATTGCTGTAACCATATCGGCTGTAGCGGAACCAGCAACCAATAAATCACTATCGATATATGCAAAATCGCCCGCTCTCAAATTTATAACGCCACTAGGAACAATAGAATTCGGATCTCCAGAATTTATGAAAGTATCACCTAAAGATTGAAACGTAGATTCGCCCGCCACTGTTTGAGTAAAATCTCCTCTAACTTCTCTGTAATAATTACCATCGACTCTCTCATACTTATCACCTTTAACATGAACTACAGAATCACCTTCAATGGTTATATTACAAACTCCTTTTATGAGAACATTATTTCTTCCAGCAACAATTTCATAGTTATCGCCTACAACTTTTGTTACCATATCTCCATTCGATTGCATTTCAAAAAAAGTGCCGATACCATCGGTTTTCGCACCGCCATGTTGCAAGCGTATCCTCTCGCGATTTTTAGAATCATCCATTTCAAATGAATGACCTGATCGAGTGACAGTTGCGTGATTATATGGATAATCAGGAGGATTATCATCGGTAACTTCCGACTCTGGTTCTGTCCAAGAATAATCTTTTACTGGTTTCGTAGTCATCTTTATATTTTAAATGATATGGAAGTTGTTGATGAAACTACTTGTGCCGTTGCAGCAGCATTTGCAGCCGCAGCAGCGGCATTTCCAGCAGTTTGTACAGCAGCTCCTAATGTTTTTTGTACTTCTTGTGCTGCTTCAGTAAACGCAGATAAATCAGAAGATGCTCCTTTAACAGAAAATAATTCGGAAAAACTTATTGCTAAAGATCTTCTTAAATTTTCTAAACAACCAGCCAAAAGAGCTAAAAGTTTTTCGGGTAAAGAGAGAATCCATTCTATCATCTGATTAACATGAGAAACAAAAGCATTGAAAACTTCGATTGCTACATTAACATCCTTTAAAAAATTCCGTAATTGATTTGCTTCTCTAGCTATAGCTTGCGCCAGTTCTTTCAATCTGGCTGAAGTGCCATCAGGACTAATTCCCAATGCTTTTAATGCTGCGCGTATGCCTTCACGAATAATTTTCATAAATTCACTAAATTTTGATCTGACCCAAGATGCAGCCCGTTTCATTTCCATCGAAACATCACAGACATGTTCTCTTCTCTTATTGTTTAGTGATATCGTGCTACCAACTACTGTATAAGAAAGTCTGGGATTTGTAGGTTTACCGTCCTCACTCAAAATAATATTTTGAGCATACTGAGGAAGTTTTGCTAATTGGTTTGTTGTTAACTCATCAACACCCTCACCATTTTTCAATCCATTAAACACACCATAAACAACAGGCTTCTGTGCGTATCTTCCATCCATAAAAAAACCTACAACCCAGTCACCGTGAACAACATCTAAACTGGTTTGTCTCTGATTTGGAGGAAGAATAGGTTCGGCCCATGGTAAATGTTCTTTTGGCATTATGGCTGGATCTAAAGAATGAAATCCAAAACATCTAACTTTCATTCTTCCCAATTTAAGTGGATCATCGATGTCAACTACAACACCAACAAACCATGTGAACCAATTAAGTCCAGAAAAACTAGGATCTAAATTTTGTGCGTTATACATTTAAGCATAAACCTCTAGAGCATCACTTTGCGATTGTGTACTTGAATACATCGTATCTCTATTGTTGGAATCTGTTGCAACTTCAATTATTGTCTCGTGTTTTTGGTAGCTTACTATATGTCGAGTTGCAACAATTAAATATTTTCCACTAAGAGATAAATCTTCAGTTGATTCTGATACGTCTTTTTCACCTCTTTTTGGCACCAATAGATTTGCCGTAAATCCTGATGATAAATCAAAATTACCAGGCATAACAATTCTAATTCTCTTAGATATCAAATTTCGATATAAAGCTTCTCTTTGTATCAAATAATTATAGTTATCATCATCAGTATCAATTGAAAAAGGATCATTTTCTCTAACATAATCACTTTTTGAACTTAGAACGGATGTAGGATAAAAAACAACTCTCGAATCAAACATCTTAACGTTCTCGAATCCAGCTCTATTTTTAATTATACCCACATGAGGAGTTTTATTCGCGTGTTCACTTAGATTGTATGTTGAATCGAAATCCACATATTTTTTCACTACTGATCTATTTGTGACATCAAATCCCAAATATGTTCCAGCATAAAGACCAGATGTTATATTCTTATTTAAGTCGAATTGGGAAATAACTTCATAATGTCGGGCACCCATTAATTCATAACGATCATCTTTTAAATTTTTAGGTTGAAAATTAATATAGAATCTTTCTGGTCTTGCAAGCATGGTCGATAAAGTTACGAAATTATATCCTTCTCTATTTTCAAAAAATATAAAAGTGGGTGATCCTCTATAATTTATTGCTCTTCTACAACAAAGATCTATCGCTTCGAATGGAGATCTATTTGGAATTAAAAGAACTCTATTACCTATAGAATTTTCCAATATACCAAAATTAGATTGTGACATCGACAGATAATTAGATGCTATATTATAGACTATATTTGTATAAGATTCTTTGAATGATTGTCTCAACTTTATCTGTTGGGATAAAATAAACTCATCGGAAACAAAATGTAAAATATATTGTTCTTCCGATGTGCTAATGGATTTTCTATCACTTTGTTTGTATATTCGAAAAGACTTTTCTATTAAACCCTCTTCGGATGTTTTACCCATATTAACTATTAATGCTTCCGATCCATCAAATGATAACTTATCGGAAAGTCCTATGGCATCTCGTATTACTATATTTCCTGTCATGCAGGGATTAAAAATACTATCATAAATGTTCAACTCTTCAAATAAACCAGTTATATCAATTGTTCCTATCTTCGAAACAATAGCTAATTGCTTTACGGTAAATTGTGTGGTTTGAAGAATTCTATCGTCCATTACGCATTATCTCTCTGAACTCTTTCTCTATGATATCAATATATTCTCTTTTCAAAATTTTAATATTTCTTTTCAACTCATTTTCTTCGATTTCATAATCATAGTGGGTTTTCGCTTTTTTATCAACGCTTAAATTTACAACGAAATTGTCTGGTAAAGTATACGATGTACTATAACTCGAAACATTCGCATAAGTGTTAGCATCTATTTGAATAGTATCAACAGTTTCTTCACCGCTTAATACTAATCTTCTGGTTTCTATTTTATAATAAGAATGAATATTCGATCTTGCCCATTCTATTCCAGATTCACCAACATTTGCACTGTTTGCATATTTCGCATCAACAGCATCATTAAAACTTATTTGATCCAAAGGCCAATCATTTTTAACATCACTAATACCATTCATTTTCATTATTAGCCAATGTTTTTCTGAAGAACCATATATTTTATGTGAAACAATTTCTGGTGTTTCTCCATCGGAGATAGTATACTCATAATATAAAATTGAATTTTGTAAAATGTTATCATCAAATGAGAATGTGGTGGTCAGATTAGTGATAGCATCTAATCCGAAAGAATCGTCTAAATTATAAACTGTTTTGGGAAAATATTTAAAAAAATTAGCCATATTAGCCTGGTCCAATTTCAGTTTGTGCTCTTTCTAATGCACTTCTATTTCCCTGTAGATCACCTTTGGTCACAATCTCTGTTTCTTGGAATGATAAACTCATTCTAATACTCACAGGACTACCAGTTCTACCAGGTGAAGGATAGTCTTCTCCTGGAATCTCATATGCTTGAAATCCGCCTGGAGCATAATCCACATCTATGCTTCTCAAAACACAGGTGGAAATCTTTGGAATGTTGGGATTTTCAATTCCATTATAATAAAATTCAATATCAAATTCCGAAGGAGGAACTAAAAAATAACCTGCTGTTCCTTGAGCGACCTCCGGTGCTTGATGAAATTTTAATCTCTCAATTATATCGTAGACTTGTTTAGCTTCAATCTCACTTCTAGGATTAAACATGAAATCAAATCTGAATGTTCTAAATTCTGGTCTAGAGTAAATCAATTCCATCAAAGGATTTTGAACTAAACCTGTCACACCAGTAAAAATAGCTTGCGTAGAATTTTGACCCAAAATACCCGAAACTAATCCTGAAACAGCTTGGGCGAGGAAAGGTGTCAAATTTCTTCCAACATCTTCAGCCGTTAACTTTCCGTTGAAAGCATCAGCTAAAATTGAGGCTTGAGCACCGAAAAATGCAGCATTTTCGCCAGCCATTTCCAGTTGATTATATTGCTGATTGTGTGTATAAGCCAATGTGCTCGGCATGTATAACGCAATACTATCTGTTGTTCTCTTTATAGTTCGCAAAAAATTCACATTATTCAAAGAACTGACCGAAGACGCTGAACCTCTGATAATATCTTTAAAAGTGTCGGGTAAAAGTTTTTCAGCACCTGTGGCAAATTTTCGAGTAGTTTCAGATAGATTGTAGATAGTCTGTGTAGTTTTGGAAGCTCCGTCAAATTGAACTTCTTGAGCGGCTCGACTAATAACATTTGAACCGCCAGATATTAAAGAGCCAACAACATTTTCAAAATAACCTCCAACATTGTTAGGACCACCAGTTCTATTCGGGCTCTTGAATATGGAAGGAACATTTTGCTCGTCTATATTTGCCTGAAATCTAGACTTTTGTTGGACATTTATATGAATCATCATATAATGTCCTTTATCGGTATTTCCTACATCTATTGGATATCTGTATACATTCGAGTCATATCTCTTAGAAACTTGTGTGAAATTTCTGGTATCATTCTTAATATAACGAATGTCTTTTAAATTGAATAGGGACATAGCTTTCCTATGAGTTGACTACATATTTATATGTCATACGGAAAAAACACCTACAAAGGCTGGTTTAAGCCACAAAACCCACAAAAATACAAGGGAAACCCAGAAAACATCATTTATCGATCCTCCTGGGAACTTCGTTGTATGAAATATTTTGATGATCATCCAAACATCATCTGGTGGTCATCTGAAGAGTTAGCCATTCCTTACATCTCTCCAGTTGACGGGAAAAGACACAGATACTTTCCCGACTTTATCATTAAAGTACAAAGGAAAGACGGAACAGTTATGACATATGTTATTGAGGTAAAACCAGAAGCTCAAACTAAAAAACCAACGCAAAAAAGAAAAACTAAAAAATTCATTCAGGAAGCGGCAACTTATGCTATAAATCAAATGAAATGGAAAGCCGCGGATGAATTTTGTCATGAACATGGATGGCAATTTAAGATTCTTACCGAAAAAGATCTGGGTATATTCTAATAAATATAGCCATGGCACATCTAATGGACAGAATAAATCAACAGTTGTCAAAAACTGGATATAATGCTCGCTCCAAGCAAGCTAGAGATTGGCTTCGCTCAAAAATACCAGAATTAAATCCTACAGCAAGAAAGATTATGACTGGAGGAAATGAAAGAAAAACTATAACCAATATTATTGGACACATGTACTTTTTTTACTATGATCCAAAAACAAAAGATAAATTACCATACTACGATAGATTTCCATTAGTTATACCCATTCAACTTTACAATGACGGATTCTTAGGTCTAAATTTACATTATATTCATCCTAAACATAGGATAATACTTTTAGACAAATTAAGTAGTTTTGCATCGAATCATGCTTATGATCAAAGCACAAAACTTAGATTAAATTATCAAGCTCTTTCTGCTTTTTCGCAGGCTTATGAGGCAACACCATGTTTGAAGCGTTATCTATCGAGTCATGTTGAATCCAAATTTGTCGAAATACACGCAAACGAATGGGACATTGCTGCACTACTTCCTGTCGAACAGTTTCAAAAAGCGAGTACCAGCAAAGTCTGGGCAGACTCAAGGAAAAAATTCTAATGGCATTCCTACCTCAATTATTCTTATCCAATATAAATTCTAAAGATGGTCCGGCTAAACCTAATCGTTTTCAGGTTATTATGCCGATTCCTCGATACATAAGTGAATTTGTTTCGACAAGCGTTATCGAAAGACTTTTGAATTTACCCAATTCAGTTTTTTCGGACATTACTGCCAGAGCAATAGGAACAGAAGACGGATCCAGAAATTATGATCCTGTCATCAGTCGTTATCTAGCACTTCAATGTGAATCTACGGAATTGCCAGGTAAATCTTTACAAACAGATGAAGTTCAAATATACGGTCCATCTTTTCAAGTTCCAAGACAAGCAGTTTATGGAGATATTTCTTTTACCTTTATTTGTACAAACGATTTCTACGAAAGAAAATTATTCGATAGATGGATGGAAGCAATAGTTCCAACAGATACTAATAATACAAGATTCGCAAAAGGTGAAAAAACTAGATTTCTAACGGATATAAAAATAGTACAATACAACGATTTCTTTAAACAAATATATGCAGTTGACTTGATAGATGCTTTTCCTAAATCTATAAATGCACAAACTTTAAGTTGGTCGGAAGAAGGATTTCATAGACTTACTGTCCAATTCGCATATCAAAAATTTAAAACGATATACAAAGGTGCTTATGATGTTGGTGCAATAGGAGCAGCACTTGTTGGTGCTGGAATCGCAGGCACACCCACAGGAAAAGCATTGCAGAATATCGTAAAAGGAACCGTGGCCGAGATTAAACAGATTTTTTAATGGAGAATTTATGTTACCCAAAATTGATGTGCCTCTATATGAATTAACTTTACCTCTCAGTAAAAAGAAGATTAAGTTTAGACCATTTCTTGTCAAGGAAGAAAAAATTCTTTTGATGGCAATGGAATCAGATAATGAAGATTCTATCTTACTAGCGATTAAACAAATTTTAAATAACTGTATAGTGAGTAAAATCGATATCGATGATTTACCGATAGTCGATTTCGAATTTCTTTTTATGCACTTGAGAGCAAGATCCGTTAGCGAGATGGTCGAATTGCAATATCGATGCAATAATGATGTTGAAGTTGAAAACGAAAAAAAGAAATGTGACAATCTAGTAAAATTAAGTTTTAATGCTCTCGAAGTTGAACCAGACTTAAAAAATGTGACTGAAAAAATAGAATTGACTCCAAAGTTGGGCATCGTAATGAAATATCCAACATACAAAGGAATAGAAGAACTAACAAAAAATAATCAAAAAGTTTCTGCTGCTGATGTAGTAGCAAAAACTATTATCAATTCTATTGATTACATATATGATGAAGAGTCAATTTTTTATGCAAAAGATGTTCAAGAACACGAATTGGTGGATTTCATCGACAGTCTAACAAGAGAACAATTTTTAAAAATACAAAACTTTTTCGAAACGTTACCCAAATTGAAAAAGGAAATTGCATTTAAATGTCCGAAGTGTAACTACGAGGAATATCTGATACTAGAAGGAATCCAAAGTTTTTTCGGATAATTTTTCGTTATGAATCACTGGGCAATCACTATCAAACAAATTTCGCTCTTATGCAACATCACAAATACAGTTTGACAGAGTTGGACAATATGATGCCTTGGGAAAGAAGTATATACGTTACGCTACTTCTCAAGTATATTGATGAAGAAAATGAGAAGATTAGACAACAACAACTAGCAAGAAGAAAACAATAATGGCAACTAAATTTTCTACCATATATCGCCAAGAACTAAAAAACAAGGGCGCTTTAGCCGCTTTGGGAGCGGCAGCTGGAAAAGGACTTGTTGAACGAATGGATATAAGAAATCTACTTTTTAGTGGACAAGGATTCATTCGTTCGACTGGTCAGAAAATTTTTGGAAAAGGATATTCACCGATAAAAAAAACTGGCGCTAAAGTTTCAGGACTATCTGATACGCCATCGGTAGAATTAACTTCATTACAACAATCTAATGAGAGACAAGAGGCTTTATTAAAAGTCGTAGCCAAGAATACTTTGAATATGAACATGATGGCGCGAGATATGAATATAACTCGCCAAAACATAACATCATTAACAAAAAAAGTTACCGGCAAGTCGGCGAAAGCAGCAGATGCTCTTTGGATAAATTCCTCACAAAGAAATGATACATTTAATCAAATGTATTCGAAAGAAAAAACGCCAGTAAAACAATTAGATGATCCTAAAACAAGTGCATTCAATATGAACTTGATGGTGAAAAGACAAAACTCCATCTTGTCAAATATATCTTCTCTATTTAAGAGAATGGCTGATAGAAGAGAAACAACAAAAACAGATTCGACAAAAAGAAACGTTAGAAATACAGCGAATGAAAGTGTCATCGCGAGAAGTATTATTACAAAAAGAGACACACCATCTCAATCAACTTCTCCACAAAAACAATCTAGCTCATCATCTTTTTTGGGTGGTATCATAGCCGGAATGTCTGGAATTGGAGGATCAGTAGGATCTGTTATTTTTAGAACATTAGGTAGCATAATAGCAATATCTCCACTTTTGGGAATAGTGGGAATAGCTGCTTCCGCATACGCAATTAAAAAAATGAGCGAAGACATCGACTTCAAAGGAATTTATGAGTCCGTCAAAAAAGGTATTGCTGGAGTTTTAGGTATAAATTTAGAAAGTGGAGAACCTATTCTGAGACAACTAGCAGAAAATTTAAACAATATATTTAATACAAAAAAATTTACAGACATATATGACTGGATTGATCAAAAATTTGGTGACGATTTTAATTATCTAAAAGACACAATTAAGAGGGGAACAGAATTTACTTTAGCATATACAGAATCGGCTTTCAAAATTTTAGCTACTAATTTTGGTAAATTGGGTGAAATATTTTCTTTTCATTTTAAAGAATTTATAAACCAATATAAACCAGAATTGTTGTTGACATTAGGTGCTTCTATAGGAGCAAGTGTCGGAAGTTTGTTCGGAATAAAAGGTGCCGCATTAGGAGGATTGGCGGGTGCTGCTGCTGGTTATATTATGGGAAAAATTACTCAAACGAGAACGGAAGAAGATATAGACAAAGATATTGCAGAACAGAGATCGAAAATAGAAGGTGCAAATGAAGAAATAAAGAAATATGGAAGAAGAGGTGCTATTCCTAAAATAGTTAGCGAAGCGGCAGATAAAGACATTGTTCAAGCCACAGCAAAATTAGAAGAATTGATGATAGAAAGAAATGCAAGATTCGAAAAAATAGAATCGATGAGAATGACAGGCAAAAATTTTGCTCTACCTGGAAATGAAAACTATAATGCAATCATAGAAGAATCTTTAAGAAAAAGAGGATTAACAACAGATTCAACTACACAAGCAACATCATCGGCTAGAGGCTTAAGCCCCACCAGAGTTGATCATAGCTCAAAAGCTATGATAGATTTGATAAGATCTAAATTTTTGCTTGCAGGTTATTCAGAAGCTCAAGCTCAAGCGGCTGTAGCAAATGCAATACAAGAATCAGGATTAAATCCTTTAATAAAAAGTCGTGCTCCAGGAGAAGAGAGCTACGGTCTATTTCAAATCAATAGAAAAGCTCATCCTGAATTTAGTGTGCGGGATTTATTGGATCCCGAAAAAAATATTGATGCAATGTTAAAGGTGATGAAGAAGAGTCCTCGTGATGATGAAATCTTCAAATCAATAACAGATGTGGAAAAAGCAACACGATATTTCGGTCTTAGAATGTCTAGACCAACTGATAAATCAGATGAAGCTATGCAAAAAAGAATAGATAACTTACAGAAAATACCAGGACTTATGTTAACTAAACAAAGTACAGATTTATCAACAGCAACTAGAAGTGTTAGTGTTCAAACTGAACCTACCGTTGTCACTATTCCTGTTCCTCAATCTCAAGTGGTACAACAAACATCAGCACCAAAACCATCAACACCGCAAGTGGGCAATCCGGATGCTGTTGAATTATTTTTCAATTTATCATTTCCAGGA